CTTGCTCTTTTGTGAATATAAATTTGTTTATTAATTTTTTAATAAATTTCCACATTATTTTTTACCATTTCTGAATATTTGAGTGCCCTTAATACCGTAGATGCTCGCCACGACAAGGATCCAAAGGTTTGTAAACCATGACGGGAGCTGCGAAAACATCTCAAAAAATAGTTTCACCTTGTCCATTGCAGTTGGATCGTCCGATACAACCGCCCAGGCTAAAATAGCTACGGGCGTTGAAAGAATTATTAAAACGGCCTCGTCTTTCCAATCTGATTGTCTCGCCTCTAAAAGTTTACCTTGGTAAGCTTCTTCTCCTCGAGCCATACGGTCTGCATGCAGAAGTTGTGCCTCTGACATGGCCATTTTAGTTTTTTGTCTATTTGCGTAAATTTTACTTCCAGCATTTAATGCTAGTTTTATAGCTGATAACCACATTATCTTTTTCCTCCTTTTTTCAGTTTTATTGGAGGCACTTGTGAATTAGGACCTCTTTTTGGTGGTGGACCATAACTAACTCCACCTGATAAGCCACCAACTTTATAAGCTCTAAATTTAAAAAAATTATCTGTTTCATTTACTAAACTTGTATCTACAGGTTTAGTTGCTTCAATGGGTGTTACGGCTTTTTGAAATCGTTGTCCTCCATTACCATCTTTAGTTGTTTTATTTTTTGTTTTCGATTTAGTTAATCCTGGTACACCAAAAGCTAAAGGGGAATAATCTATTGCTCTTTTAGTTAATCCAGTTGGAACACCAAAAGCTAAAGCTGAACCGTAAGTTATTGTTTTTCCAAGTGCTGTTGTTGATGGACTAATTTTTCCTCTCGCTATTTTTTGTTGTTTTTGTAGTGTCTCTCTTTGTTGTGGAGATAAATTTGTTTTAGTTGTATACTGTTTTGATGGGTCTCTTCCGTTGCCGCCTGATTTACTGCCACCACCAAAATCCGCTTGAGACGCATCTTTTCCACCTCTAGCTTTTATTACTTTTTTTAATTTACCAGAATTTTCCATGGCATAAAAAATAGAGTCACCTTTTTTATCACCATATTGTTCTCTAAATTTCTTCTTAAGTTTTTTTCCTTTAGCTGTAAGAGGCATTATCCAAACATCTTTCTAATTTTATTTTTTCCTGCTTTTGCTATTTTTACTACTTCATTTTTTTTCATAACCTTAGCACGTTGTTCCATCACAGTTAAAATTTGTATTTTTCTTGCAAATGGCTTATTTACATTAACAACTTTTTTAACTGTAGCTCTAGCATCACTTGGTGTAGCAAATTTTATTTTTACAGTATCTCTTGGATTTTCGTCTGTGTATAATCTTCTACCTGAACCTTTTGGTTTTTTACCTGTTCCTTTAACTGGGTCTGCCATTATTTAGCCTTCTTTCTTGCTATCTCTAATTTTTCATCAGCTATTCTAATTCTTTCAGCTGCTTGATCCTCATTATTTTCTAATTTCATTTTTTCTATATCTAATTTTTCATCTATTTCATTTTCTCTTATCTCATTAGACATCATATCTTGATCTGCTTTTCTTTGTAGATCTAACGCTTTGATATCTAATTCTCTTTGTTTTAACACTACAAGTGGATCTTGTTTTTGACCCATAGATTCGCTCTGTGCAAGTTCCATAGTTAAAGTAGCTATCCTTTGAGCTACCATTGCATTGATTTGAATTTGTGCTCCTTGTGGATCAGCTGCTAACATAGCAGTCATATTTGGATCATTTGCTATTGTTGCCCCAACTTCTCCTTGAGCCTTAAGAGAAACGTGCTCTGATATGTGTGCCTGTAAAGCTGTGTAAACTTGTGGATTTATTTGAACCATCCTTGTAGACATAAACGCTCTATGTGCATTTATATGTGCATCATGATCCTGTTCTGGAAAAGCTTTTAACGGTTTCATAATTAAAACATCCATATTTTCTGTTGCAGGATCCTTTGGCACTGGTCTTTCCATAGGTTTTAATATTTGATCTATATCTTGAGTGCCTAATGCCTCATAAACTCTTCGATATGCCTCTCTTAAGTTGTGCATTAAGGGATTTGACATAGCAATTTTTAAATTTTCGTTAGCTAATGTAACTCTTTGTGTCATACTCATGATATTTGGATCTGCAACTGGTATTACATCAACTCTATCATCAAAATCTGTCTGTTTTACTGCTTGATCAGCACCATAAACTGAATATGGGTAGATTGGAGGTAGATATGTTGCAAAAACTTTTGATAAAAGCCTAAATTCTCTTCTCATTGAGTAGTAACATCTCTTGTGTATAGCACTCATGACCCTCGAACCTCGCTCCATTAACGAAACAGTCGTGCCAACAGCTCTATTTTGCATGTCATTACCAACATCCATGTTAGTTATTGCTGCAAATTTCTGTCCTGCATCGACAACAAAGCCCATTAATTGATATAATGTGGCTGATGGCTCTTTGAATGGTAAAATTTGAAACTGATCTTTGATATTTCCTCCCGGAGCATCCACATCTCTAAACTCTCCCGGTTGAAAAGGCTGGTCATCATCACGAATACGTATACCTCTAGACTTAAATCCAGCTGGTAAATTAGATAACGTCCCTGCATCTAATAATTGCCTTAACGATTGAGTAGCAGATCTACTTAATCCACCTATCATATGAGTTAAACCAAACCCATAAAACCCTAATCCTGGTAAAAATTTAAAATGCACAAAGTATTCTTTTCTTTTTTTGACATCATCATCAGGGTCATAGTTTCGATATATGGATAATACCTCACCTGAGCCTTCATCAATTGTGATAATGTAAGGAATTTTTACTTGTTTCTCTGGATTTTGCATTTCAAACTCTTCTAAATTACAATCGACATGCATTTCTAAAATAGAATATGAATACTGTTTGTCAGCTGAAGGTGTAATTCCTTCTAACTCTTGATATTTTTTTTCAATATCTGTTGGACCCTTAGAACTTGGTTTTAATTCTACGTCTCTGTAAAATCCTGCTTCTTGTTTTTTTAATATTTCATTCTCACCCATTTTAATAACGTGGGTAATTCTTTCACATTCCATTAAATCTGTAGCATAATATGGAACAACTAAATCCTCTGCAGGAATAAACTTTGATACAGCTCTTTGCATTACTTCATCATAATAAACTTTTTTAAATGCGGAGCCTGCTAAAGCTAAGTAAAATAATAATTGATCAAACTCTGGAGTATACTCCTCCATCTTTTCAGTGATCATGTAGTTCATGAAATCTTGGACTCTTTGTGCTTGATTTATTTTAGCATCATCTTCCATGCCTAGCACTCTTGTTCTAACAGGGCCTTGTGATGGTAAAAGTTCTTTATATGCCTGAGCTTGAAATTGTGTAACTGCTTCAGACAACAATGGATGTGTTACACTCGCAGACCCTCTAAAAGGTCTTGTCATCTCTCTTTGATTTAAACCTAGTAAGTCTAAGTTGTTTGTATAACTTGTCTCCCAATCTTTTCTGGAGACTCTATCTTTTTTATAATCGTCAAGCAATCTGTTAGAAATTCTCTTAAGAACTTCATCAGACATATCTTCAGCGATGTTTTTAAAAAAATCATCCACTGCATCTGCTACATCAGAAATTGATGGAGTTTCTTCTGTTTCTAGCTCAACATCAACTTCTTCTGTCTCAGGAGTTTCATTCTCCTCAACAATTGCTTTTTCGATTTCAGCCATTAGTAAAGTTTAGTAGGTTTCATTCTCATAGCCATTCCACCGCCACGAGCTTTTACCATTTTTCCTTTACTTAAAAAAGGTTCTTTAAATCTGAAACCAAAGATACCAGGCGTTTTTTTACTTATACCTTCTCTTGTCACTGGAATTGTTTTTGCTCTTTTTTTTCTCAATGCTTCAGTATAAGCTGCCTTATCTTTAAATATTTCTGTGCCTTTTTGAATTGATCCATCTGGTCTTCTTACTATAGATTTAAGGTTTCCTATTGGCACTGCTTTTTTAGTTACTGCTTCTTTTGCTCTCACTAAAGGAAGAGGTTTAGCTTTCATACCAGCTTTTCTAGCTTTTGCGGCTGTTTCATAAACACCTGATTTTCCTATAGGTGATTTAGATAACAAACCTAATTTAGATGCACCCGCTAATCCTACCATAGCAGCTAACATCCTATTTCGTCTTCTTGATTTTTTTGACATGTCTGTTCTCCTAATAATATATATATTTACGTTGCTTATAACGCTCTAGCTCATCCTCGTCAGAATAAGTAGTTATAAACGAACCTTGTCGGTATCTTAACATAGCTTGTGTCGTGCTGTCTACATAATCATCGTGCTCTCCATGAGGGAATGCTGCACATTCCTCTATGACTTCTTCTGCCCAATGCTCGTCTCTTGGATAGTAAACTTGTCCAGATTCAAATATTGGAGCACAGGCATTTACTCTAGAATGTTTATCTTGTCCCCGTCCTGGTGTGTAATCCATAACAGGAATACCCATCTTTCTAAATTCTTGTAATAAACTTTGTCCACTAGCTTTTGCTTCAATGATAACTGTTTCTGGTTGCCAGTATTTATATTGATCTAAGGCTACCATTTTTAATTCTGGAAAATCATATTTACCTTTTATGGCATCAATTAAAATTATAGCATCAGGCCCAGATTCGTGAGGCGTGAATATTCCCCATGTGGTAATAGCAGAATAATCCGCTGTTGTTTTTTTACTAAAAGCTGTGTCGTATGATTGTATGACATGTTTTAATGTGGGAAGATCCTTGGTCCACGGAACCCACCAGTCTCTTTTAAGAATAGCCCCTTCCTCTGAAGTTGGATTTTGCATGTATTGTGCAGACCAGTTTCTAATTGATATAGACGCTTTAACTTTTTCCAGTTCATCTAGATCCCAATATTCTGGCCAAACAGGTTGCACATTTTCATCTTCACCTATCAAAGCTGGAAAAGAAATTTTTTCCCACTTGTCTGCCTTAGGTTCAGTTTCTGCTTTTATTAATCTGCCAGTTAAATCATCTTGTGCCCACCTTGTCATTACAAGAACAATTGAGCCTCCCGGTTGTAAACGCTGTCTTGGTCCAGATAAATACCAATCATAAGTTCTCTCCATCGCACTATCGGATAGTGAATCTTGTTCAGTGTGTGGATCATCGATAATAAGTAAGTCCGCCCCTCGTCCCGTAATAGAACCGCCAACCCCCGCTGCAAAGTATTCGCCACCATGATTTGTCTCCCAACGTCCTTTAGCCTTACTATCTTCTCTTAGTTTAACATCTCCAAAGATCTGTTTATACTCTGGGCTGTCAATTAAATTTCTTACCTTAGCACCAAACCTTGCAGATAATTCTGCATTGTGT